TTTCGGCCACCGCCACGGAAGAAGAAGCAGTCGCTTTTCTGGCGAAGCTGGAAGTAAAATCCGACACACCTGCGGAAACCGACGCCCAGCGCGCGGAAACGGAAGAGAAAATCCGCAAGGAAGCGACCGGCAAAGAGCGCGACCGCATCCGCGAAATTGACGCCCTATGCCAGAAATACGACTGCGCCGACATGGCACGCGCCCTGATCATCGACGGTACGGATCTGGTGGATGCACAGCGCAAAGTTTTGGATGCCATCCAGGAGAGATCGAAAAAACAGAACCCTGGAGCTGGCGTTTCCGTCATCGCCGACGCCAAGGACAAATTCCGCGCCGCCGCCGAACACGGCATCATGCTGCGCGCCGGTTTGACCGTCGCCAATCCCGCCCCCGGCGCCTCCGAACTGCGCGGCTTTACCCTGGCGGAAATGGCGCGGGAATGCCTGCGGGCGTCCAATCTTCCCTATCGTGACGATGTCAAGACGATGGTCGGGCGCGCCATGACCAGTTCCGACTTCCCCTATATTCTCGCAGATGTCGCCAACAAATCAATGCAGGCCGGATGGGCGGAAGCCTCCGAAACCTGGCCGATTTGGACAAGCGTCGGCTCCGTCAGCGATTTCAAAACCAACTACGATAATCAGCTCTCCGAGTTTGACGATCTGGAAGAGATCCCGGATTCCGGCGAAATCAAGCTGGGCGCATTCTCCGAAGCCCGCGAATCGTTTGCCATCAAGAGCTACGGGAAGAAGTTCAAAGTCACCCGCGTCATGATCATCAATGACGACATGGGCGCTTTCACGCAAATGCCGGCCAAGCGCGCCGAAGCCGCCAACCGCAAAATCGGCGACGTGGTTTATGGAATCATCACCGCCAACGGCAACATGGGCGACGGAAACGCCCTGTTCGACAATACCAACCACGGAAACGACGCCGCCAGCGGCTTCCGTAGCGCCCCCGGAATCGCCAACCTGAACGAAGCGGATCGCGCGATGGGCGTTCAGAAAGACCTGAAGGGATTGCGCCGCCTCAACATCCGCCCGGAATATTTCCTGGCGCCGCGCGCCCTCAAAGGCGTCTCCGAAATCTTTTTCAAGTCGGAGAAATTTTCCGACGCCCATACCGCCGCAACCGATTCCAGCATGGCCAGCACCCAGGCCAACATCTGGTCGGGCGATGTGCTCACGCGCATCTATGAGGCCCGCCTCGACGACGACTCCGTAACCGCCTGGTATTTGCTCGGCCCGAAAGACAAGACCGTCAAGGTCGTCTTCCTGAACGGCAAACAGGGGCCGATCCTCGAAATGACCCAGCCCGGATTCTCCGTCGAGGGCTTTGAGTATGCCGTCGTCATCGATGTCGGCGCTTATGCCCAGGATTGGCGGGCATTTTACCGGAACGAAGGCGCGTAATTCGCCAACCTCATAAACCAGCGCGGCGGCGGTCTGATCCGCCCCGCGCGAAAACCAAAACGAACAAGGAGAAAATATTATGGCTACCAATAAAGTTCAGGATGGAAAAATCCTGCGTCTGACAGTTGGCTCGACCGTGGACAGCGGCGACCATGTTGTTGTGGGTAACGCCTTGCGCGGCGTCGCCATTACCGATTACGCATCCGGGGACGCCAAAGCCTCCGTCGAAATAGGCCCCTGCGTCTATGACCTCTCCGTCACCGCCACCGATGACGCGGGAAACAGCGCCGTCGCCCTGGGCGACCGCCTCTTTACAGATGGAACCACGATCACCAAAAAGAAAAGCGGCAAATTCTTCGGCATCGCCCTGGAAGCAGTCACCACCGGCACCACATCCACGATCAACGTCTATATTCCGCCTCCGTCCGGCATGGATCGGGCCCCGTTTACAATCGTCGCCGCCGGCGTCCACACCGTCGCAGACAGTCCGCTGGACACGTCCGAGCTGATCGCGATCACCGGCGCTCTGGCGACGGACGTCGCCCTGTGCACCTTCCAGGTCAATGGCGGTTCGCCCACGCTGACGATTGTCTCCGCACTGCCGCAGGCCTCTCCCGCCGGAATCGTCGTGACCGCATCCGGCACATTCACCGCCGGCGACAAGATCAATTACGCCTTGCTGCGCGCGGCCCTGTAACAATCAACCGGGGCGCGGTCAACATGACGCGCCCCTTTTGCAAGGAGCGACCATGTATAAAAATCACAAAATGTCCGTGACCGGGAAAAAGCAAGCCGACGGCGCGCAAACCCTGACCAATTCCGGCTTTGAATATCTTCCGGCGCATCTGATCACCGTCGAAGTATCCGCCCAGCCGTCCGCCGGAACCCTGGCCGTTCAGTATCTTCCCGATGGCGCGACGGAATACGTCACCGTCACCGGAAGCCCGATTGACCTGACCGCGCTGAATAATGCCGCTTCCTTCCGTCTGGATGGCGTCTATGCCTCCGCGTTCAAGTTCACGCCGGCCAGTCTCGACTCGGACAAAACCTTTAACGTCATCGTCACGAGTAACGAGCAATGAAAGACACGCCGTCATTGAACAAGCCCGCGCTGGAAAACATCTACCTGCGCCCGACCCATGCGCCGGACGCAACGGATGTGCCACTGCGCGATGAAGAAACCCGGCTTCTGCGCGATGAAACCGGGAACATCATTTATGAGGATCAAGCATGATTGACGCCATTTTCAAGCAGGCAGCCATCGACATTCTCAATTCGCCCGTGGGCGAAGCCGCCACCTACAACCCGGCGGGCGGAACGGCTGTTTCCTGCCGCGTCATCGTCAACCGCGATATCCTCTTGCAGCCCGACGGAATCACCGCCCAGGCCGCCGCGCCCGGAACCAGCATCGAGGCGGCGCTGGCCGTCATCGGGCAGGAACCAAACCGGGGCGACACCTTCACCGTCGGCTCGGAAACCTTCACCGTCCAGGCGATCAGCCGCAATGACGGAATCATCGTGGAGGCAATAGTAACCTGATGGCCGGATTCCAGATCACAATCAATCCTGAAGACCTGCGCGCCGTCAACAATCTCATGGCGGGAATAAAGGAATGCGTGCCCGCAGTTACCGCTCGCGCGGTCAATCGCGTGTTGAGCGGCGTCAAAACTGACGCCTCGACGGAAATCACCTCTGTCATGAACATCACCAAATCTGCAGCGGATAAGACCTTCAAAATCCGCCAGGCAGTCATTGGCGGCGTGCCCGGCGCGATAGCCAGCACCGGCGCTTATGTCCCGCTGATTGACATGAAGGGAACCAGGCAGACGCAGACAGGCGTTTCCGTGCAAGTCCTGAAAGAAAACCCGCGCAAGGTAATTCGCAGCGCATTTATCGCCACCATGAAAAGCGGCCACAAAGGCGTTTACCGTCGTGAAACGCGCCAGCATTCCGGGAAAATGGGCAAAATGGCAGCGGCGATCAATCGCAGCGGATATGTCTTTGTGCCATCCAAAAACCGCTATATCCCCGCTGCCTGGCTCCCGAAAGAATACCGTCTCCCGATCAAGCAGCTCTATACCTCCAGCGTTCCCGACATCATGGCGCGCGCGGAAGTCATGAAACGTATTTTGGGAAAGGCGGCCGTGCGTCTGCACGACAGGCTCTTCCACGAAATGGACTACGAATTGAGCAGGCATGTATGAACACCATCCGCGAACTGATCATATTGGAATTTCTGGCCCGCGCCGCCGTCATCGTCAACACCGGATCGCCGCAGGCCTATTCGACCAACATCGGCGCAAAGGTCATTCGCGCCCGGAAATCGCTTGATCCGGACGAACTCCCGGCCGTCGTGATCTGGCCGCTGCCCGAAGAAAACACCAATGCCTACGGCAAATGCAAACACACCATGCAGATACGCGCCGACGGCATCGCTAAATTCGGGACGACAGACCAGTCCGTCATTGGTGAGCAAATCCTGGGCGACCTCATCAAGTGTTTCACGTCGACAACATGGGACAGGCGCAGGCCGAAAGCAACATCTCCGGTAACTTACGATTCGCCTTATGCGGAAAGCATTGTTTATACATCGGGCGGAACTGATTCAACTTTGGAAGACGGCGCCGTCGCAGTCGGCTCGCAGGCTACATTTACCGTCACTTACTGGACAAAGATCGGCAACCCTTATGAACAGTAAAAACGAAATCATTATTATAACCGGCAGCGCGCCGAATACGCTGAAAGACATGACCGCGTGTCATGACATTATCGGCGATCGTCCGCGCCTCTACATGGCCATCGGTTTGGACGCCGTGGACAAATACGCCTTGCCGATCCGTTACATGGCTACATTTCATCCTGTGGAAATCCCTGCGATCCACAATCGCCGCGCCGCCATCAACGGGAATCTTGACTATGAAATCATCTCGCATGAGTCACGTGAAGACGTTAACCACTGCATCGGCGATTGGTGGAAACCATCGGGAAGCTCCGCCCTTTTGGGCGTTCAGGC